TGACCACCCCCACCTGACATGGGTGAAACATTACCCTTGTTTCCGGGTATCAAGAATGAACGGCCTCCTTGGGTTAATAGTTCAGGCTGGTTAAACTCACCAACCTCGTTAAACCTGCCAGAGAATACATTGCCGCCGCTTGCCCTACCTGTCCCAGCAAGAATACCTTTGACAGCATTACCAGCACCACTACTCGCCAATGTTGCCGCAGCCCCAGCTAATGCCGTAGCCGCCGCTGTCAAAGAAGCCGCCGCCGTTGTTAGGGCTGTTGCAGCCGTGACAAGAGGTGGAATTGCCGTGGTAGTTAGTGCTGTGGCCGCAGTGGTTGCCGAGGTTGTTAAAGCTGTCGCACTCGTTGTTAGGGCTGTTGCAGAAGCAGTGCCTGACGCGGTTAAGGCTGTGGCCGCACCTGTTAAGGCAGCAGCGCCGGTAGCAATAGTCCCTGTCTCAGCCGCTCCACTCACCGCATCAGCAGTGATGGTTCCGGCTTTTTCTGCGGCAGTGGAACCAAATCCGCTCTGCAATATGCCTTCAATATTTAAACCGCCGGGGCCGAGAATCTTTGACGCTAAATCTTCTGCCACCATTCTTTGAATCGTTTTAAGGAAGCCGTCAAGCATTCCTTCCAGCCCATCAGCGAAGGGGTCAAACAAGAAGTCAGCAAAAGCGTCTTGAATGTTCTCAGCCGCTCTTTCGGCCAACTTGCTCATCGGGTCAATGGCAGCTAATTCTTCAGCTAATTTAGCCTCGGCTTTCAGAATAAGATCAGAGCGTTTTTTGCTGCCTTTCTCTGTGCCGCTGATAATCATTTGAATGCGGCGTTCTTGTGAAGCAATCAATGCTTCTTCTTCAGTGCGAAGTTCTTCCTCTAATGTTTCGAGAGCCTCTTTTCCTTTTGCGACATCGACTTGTTTGGCCAGTTCTAGGTTGATGGCCTGAGTACCTTTCAAGGCCTCTTTCTGCGCGTCTGTTAATCCTTTTAGACTGACTTGAGCATTATCATAAGCAATGGTGGCAGCAATCCCTGTTACCCCATACAAATCAACCTGACGTTGTAGGCTGCTCGTCAATTCTACGGATTCACTAAGAATATCCTCAATGGCACTCTTGGCATCTTCAGCAGCTTTTTCTCGCTCTGAGGCCAAATCCTTTTCTATCTCAACCAATGCCTCTTTCGCATCTAGTTCTTTGTTGAGAGATATTAAATGTTTGGCTTCTGCTGGCAATAACTCCCCCTTCATTACAGCGATGGCTGAGTCGTATAGAGCCTTTGATGCTGACCCTGTCTTGCCCACTAAGAATAATTGTCTCTCTAAAATGGCAAGCTGCTTGGTGTATTCGGCTGAAACTTTGGCTACTTCTTCAGGTTCGACGGCTGACTTCAGGCCTGACAACTTTTTTCTAACTTCTAGTAGGGTGTTTTCCGCTTTGGCAAGATCGGCCTCAGCATCCTCTAACGCCGCAACTTTCCTGATAGCTTCGTCATCGGCAATCGGAACACGGAACTCAGGGATAAAGCCGCCGTTCTTCCCAAACTTGCGACCAACATCAACCAGTTCTTTGAGTTCATCTCTAGCCGCTTTTAATGTTGTTACATTACCCTCTAGAGTCTGAATGTTCAGTTTCAACTTGGCTTCAGATAGACCTTTCAGGCTATCCTTGAGATCGTCAGCGGATAGGGCAAGCAGCTTGCTAGATTCTTCCGCATCATCCGCAGAAAAGGCATAGTAGGCCAGAGCAGAAGCCGCTAAGATAGCAACCCCGGCGGGGCCACCAAGAAACGCCATAGCAGCGTTAAGCCCCGCCACCGACACTGCCGCTGTTCTAGCAAGAACAGTTGTCCTCACAAGAGCAGGGCCAACAAAATTTAACCCTGCCGCAACCCTAATTGATGCTAAAGCCAATGCAATCTGATTACGAGTTGCCAAAACAAGTGCGCCTCCCAATCTGCCAATCAAAATGGCGGCAACTATTTTAGCAGCGACCCCAACAGCATCAAGGGCATCTTCTATTTCTTCTGCACTGAAGTTTTCAATGGCGGCGGCAAACTCAACAATCGTTAGTGCTAGTGAGCCAGAAATCCCTTTAACGCTATCAGCCGTCCCAATTAACCGGCCCAGTGAGTTATCCAGCACTGTGACGGCTTGGCCTACAGTCAGAGCTACCCCACCAAAAGCCTCATCAGTGCTGTTTGCAACTTCCAGCAGAGCCTTCAACAGCAAGTCAGCAGACAGAATGCCATCCGCAGCTAGATCACGAATATTCTCACGAGTAACATCAAAGTCTATCTGGCCTTTTTCTCGTAATCTCCGGAAGCCTTCAAGCAAGCCACCAGAAACACCCAAAAGGTTTTCCATTACAGACCGCAGTTCGTCACCCTGCAACCGGTTAGCTGCCAAGCCCTGTGATAACTGAATCAGGCCAGCCGAGGCTTCAGTTGCATTAGAGCCACCGAGCAAGATTTGTTGGTTCAATGTTTTGGTGACTTTCAGCATATCTTCTTGAGAGATGCCGAGCTTCTTGGTTGCCAAAGACATCCGAGAAAAGAGAATAGCATTAGATTCAAAGCTGGAGCGCGTTTCTTGCGATACGTCAAACAGCTTTTGCTGAACATCTACCAATTCTTCCGAACTGCTAGTAACCAACCTCAATCGAGTGCCAATCTCTGTCCATGTGTCTGCGTATTTAACGAGCTGACGAACACCCATAACAGCGACAAGCCCGCCCATCGCCCCAGCCAATAATCCAACTCGGCTGCGGAGCTTAACCAGAGAGCCGGATGTTTTGTTACCGCTTTTTTCCAGTTTGTTGAGACTGCGGTCTAGCTTCCCTGCTTCTGCTCTGGCCCCACGGCCATCAATTTTCACTGATAATCTAGTTTCCATTTCTAGCCTTGTTCCTTCGATTTATGGTTGACCACGCTATCCATGACACGGATATAACGCAGAAGCTCGCTAGTGTCACAAACATTGAAATGATTATTGTAGGCAATCGTTTCAGATGCCGGTATTGTGCCATTCGCATTGCGAGAACTGGACAAGTCTAAGTAGGCTTGCCACACGCGGTAGAGGTCTTGGTAAAGTTCTGTCTCGGCCTCAAGCATTGGCACACTTCGCCCCTGCTTGACCATTGTCTGCAAGAAGGCGAGCTTCTTCCCACCGGGGTCGTCGCCCACCTTCTCTGACAGATCAACCTGCCACTTTACCCAGTCGGTTAGTTTTTTTCTCCACTCTCAACCACCTCCGCTCTGAAGTTTTCCAGATCGCCAGCAGCATCGAGAACAATTTCACGCAACTCAGAAAAGGATGAGTCACAAAGGAATCGTTTGGCATTATCGACTGAGAATTTTAATGCCTTGCCTTCTTCCTCAAAGCCTTCCCAGCCTACAATCAAACCTTCAGCCACCGCTTCCCATAAGATACGGGTTGCGGTTTCATCATCCAGTTGCTTCTTGCGGATTTGAATGGCGTAGGGCTTCTGTAGACGTTCATAGGCTTTTTGGAATGAGTCACAGCCTTTACGCCGCACCTGAATCCATACGCCATCACTCAAAGGAACTTTAATACCTTCCTCGGCTTTGCTGGGGTCGGTTTTTAAGCTGTTAATATCCATCTATATTAGACCTTCGTTACAGTTAGGGTTGATAATTCCGTCCCATCATACAACGCAGTGAAGTCCATGTTTAGGAAAACGTCGGTATCTTTACCAGTTACATCAGGTGAACCAGATGCAAACTTAATTTTAGGAAGAAAGAAGGTGTAAGTTGTCACGCCATCCGATACATCCCATGATAAAGAAATGTCAGTATTATTGATGAGGTTATTGTAGAAAGTAATGTCATCAAAATAGACGTTCACTGAACCAGTAATAGAGCAAGAGCCATATTCCTGACCTGTAGCAGAAACTGTCCCGATGCACTCTTTCGCTCTGAGGTTGTTGTTCAAGCTAAGGTTAATGCTCTGGAAACAGATAGTGGTTCCAACCGCGTCAATCTTCATGTTGGAGACATCAGAGGTCGCATTCATCACATCGGTGACAGTTGCCGCAGTAGTTGAACCAACACCAACCAATGAGGTCGCGCTGTCTCCTGCAAAGTTACCAGCGAAGCCGAAGGAGCCTGTCACCGGCTGCCCAAACTCAAAGGCCATATCCCAAGACCCAACGCGCATCCCTTTAAATTGCAGAAAGTGCGGGGGGCTGAAATCTTCATAGCCAACTTCCATCGAGAATGAATCACGATTGGTTCCGACCTTATAAACACCACCAGCAACAGTCCCAGCCATAGCTGATTCCATTAACTCATCATAGGTGTTTGCCGACCATTCAAAATCAAGACTGCCTTCAACATCCTGACCAACGATAAACAAATCAGATACTTGTCGGTTGGAGTTGATTTCATTTGATTCTTGCGTTCTTGGTTTTCCTGACAGATTTTCAGACGTAAAGCGAAGCGCCTGCCAGACTGATGCAGTGGCTACAGGAGTTGTCCCATATGCCGTTTCTGCGATTGATTTTACACTGACGCGATTAGCTTCAGACATTGCGATCTCTCCGGTAAGGTATAGTGATATTGGTTTGATGCCAGCCGTCATTCACTCCAACAGGAGTCTTTATGGCCGAATAAGTTTTAATGTCGCGCCCACCGCTTAAATCTGGAATGCGCTTGTGTTCAAATAAAGCAGTGAAGGTATCAACCAGTGTTCTAGCTGATGCCGTCCCGTTGTTTTCTGGGGTAAAGATTTGCAGCGATACCAATCCAGCGTCACGAACACAAACCAATGTGCCGTCACCCCCTATGGTTTCCCCTGCGCCCTCAATAATGGTAAACCTAACCCATTCAGTCGAGGGATGGTTAAATGGCGCGTTTTCATAAGCAACGCTAGTTGCCGACCATCCGCCAGACATTCTAGTTTCTAGCGTTTTTCGTAAGGCTTCAGAGGACACTATTCACCTCGGCTATGGCAGATTCAAAGAAAAGGGCGGGGGCTTGTTTCGACCACCCGTTATTCAATGCCCCGATATAGGCCACATTGTTGGTGATATACAAAACAGGGAATTCAGGGGCTGCACTAAATGTAGCAACCGCTTTCCCTATCGTGGCCGCACCAGACTTATCCTGAACGTCGATAGGGGTCGTCATAGGTGAGCCGATAGATGGCAACCAGTTTGCCCTTGCAGTGCCTCCGGTGTACCCTTTGGGCGGGCTGCTTGCCCACTTGGACGGATCGCCCACGGGGGTCTTAGCTACCAGACGTTTATCCAAATCAATAGCAGTTTTGATTGCCATTACTCTATGGTCAGCATTGACTTCTTTGCTGAAATCTGTGGGCCTTTTACTCCACATAGCCTGACCTCATATCCAAAAACGTTTCAACCAAATCGACTTTAAGTGCTTCGATCTCACCCACAATAGACATATCAGTGGTGGTGATTCCTGCCCAGCCATTAGAAGTGCAGTTTTTTTGATACATGGCGACAAACACCATCGAAATTAAATGCCCTTCTTTGGCATGAGCCAATAAGCCTTCCAGCAGATTGACAACCTCATCATTGTTGGGTGGTGGTCTAATATTGACTATATCGCTCATCTGCGCACCTGTATGTTCCACAGGATGCCATCAGTGCCACCGTCATCAGCACTAACCACATTCCATATGTCGGAATCTTGAGTGAATTTATCAGTCGCCTTTGGGGTAAAAGTAAGATTCTTGGCCAATGCTAGTTTGTCGTTTAACTGAATCACTGTGCCGTCAATTTGTTCAACTCGATAAGATGTGAATACCACATCAATGCTGGTTGCTGCGGCATAACTGCCAGATGAACCAGTGGTGGGGTTATATGTGCCTTCCGTGAATTGCTGGTAGCTGACAGATTTCACAAAGTCGGCAAAGATAACAAACATCTTGTCGGCTGTTGCTTGAAACGTTGTCTTGATACCCATTATGCTCTCAATAATTGGTTGGCTTTGGTGTCGAGATAGAAAGAGATAATTGTTCTAACATCGGATTGAATAGTGGCTTTATCAGCAACATCAGGCACAGCCCATTCTGCTTCTAAAGCCCCTAGTTTTGCTTTCTTCAATAACGCCATAGACTGTGAATCGGTTTTGCTCGCATCTGCCTCCAGCAGGTCAAGCGCCAACTCAGCCGTAGCTTGTTCTAAAAATAATGGAATCGTTGAGAAGTCTAAGGCATATCCCTCTTTATCGGTAACATCAGACCTCGGCCATCTCAACGAATTATCATTGTCTACTTTGAATCCAACCCAATCCATAGCGTCTAGCATCCGGGTGGCGGTTTTTAAAGCCCGCTCGCGGGTGTAGATGTCAGCATCTTCCCAGAGTGAGGAATACATCCGACCAAGAAAGTAATCATCAGCCGTGGTAATACTCACAAAGGAATCCGCTGAAGCGCCGGGAGTTGCGTTAATAGACATAGAAGCTCCAAATAAAAAGGGGCCGAAGCCCCAGTTAATTAACCAATAAGAATAGCCATATGCTCTGGCTTAACGGCTTTCACGCCCCAAGCTAGTGCTATCTCATATTGCACTTGACGATATTGCTCATAGATTGACACTTCAAAGCTCAAGCCAGAACGCGGGTCAGTGATGATCTGACGATCAACAGCAGAGTCACCTTCGGCTGGAAGCGCAGGAGCGCGAGTAGCCAAAGCAATAGCGGAACGGTTGAATGCTAGGTTGCGAGGAGCAGCAGCAATAACAGTAATCGCCTGAGTGGATGCGGGCATAACTTCTCGCAAACCGGGAGCGGCTAGAGTAATCGTACCGCCATCGGCAGCATTAGCATCACCAGAGGCAATAACATACTGGTTTGAATCACTTGCGAAGGTAACAATGTCGCCAGCGATCAACGAACCAGTACCAACAGCAGTCAGAGTCAGAACAGTTGTGCCTACTGCGTAACCAGTACCATCAACAGTAGATGAGTCGCTAGTACCAACAGTGGGAGAAACAACCGCAGCAGATTCACGCAACGCAAAACCATGAACGTCCATCAATACGCCTTGACGCAAGATAGAGTCACTGCCAACAGCATCAACGCGGGCTTGTTTGCCCAAGAAGTTTGCTCCAGCAGTTGTTCCTAAGACCAACTGATTGTCGGATAAAGGACAGCCGTTGTCCTTCAGGATTTTCATGGTGTAAGAACCATCGGTGTAATCATTTGCAGTGGCGAAAGGTACAGTGGCAGCCGCGCCATAAGCACGAGAAGCATGAATATACAATGCAGCAAGGTCAGCTTCAACCTCGTTAGTCAATGTACGCATGGCCTGTGCAAACTGGTCAACCATGATATTGGCACGACCGGGGCCATTGTTATTCAAGCCCAGAGACTGCTCACCATTCCAGCGGATAGGAACACGACGAGACTTGGTGATAGACATATCGACATTGCCGATAACTTGATCACCATCATCTGGAGGTGTTACACCGGGAGTGATGTCAGCAGCAGCCGCAGCAGGTGCAACAGGGGAGCGAACAGTTTGGCCTACAGCAGCGCGTTCAAACGTCATGTCAGAGCTAACCGCAGGGACGAAACCAACCAACTCACGCGAAACAGTGTCCAGCGCGTTGTATAGGTCGGGGATAAGATTTGTAATAGTAGCCATTTTGGTATTCCTTATTCTGTGATTTTACCGCCTTCCTTCACATAGGCCATCTGCTCAGTGGGAGATAGGCTTGCGAATTCAGTACGGTTTATTGCTTTCTTCCCGGCCCCGCCGTTGGTTCCAGTTGCTCCGCTTCCGGTTCCCTGAGTGCCTTTAACGAATCGCGCATACAATGCGTTCCCGGCTATCTCACTAGACAAGTCAGCGATGGTCTTATAAGAGCCATCACCTTTAATGCCATTCTTTACCCGGGCAGTCATGCGCCCGTCTTGCTCAACCATTTCGATCATGCTGCGAGTTTTCATCAGCAGATATTCTAGACTTGGTTCATCTACCGCAATAGGCGATAGAGCAGCAAGTAGTTGGTTGTCAATAACCTCTTTTTCAAGGCTACCTTTTAATGTGTCGATGGTGCTTTGAAGCTCACTGGTTCTACTTTCAAATTGCTCACCCCATGAGCTTTTTTCGGTATTGTGTGCTTCAATGATTTTGTCAATTTGACCCTTATCAACAAAGCCCTGCCTTTCTGTTTCCCGAAGGGTGGATTCCATTTCAAGATATTTTTCGGGGTCGATACCTTCCAGCTTTTTCATCTTTTGCTTGAGCGGCTTCAGCTCATCCAATAGTTCATTGTTTTTGGTCAGTAAGCCTTGCGCCGTCTTTTCAGCTAGGGCTGTTGCCTGTTCTTGAATCTGCTGGTTTATAGTATCTTTCAGTTCTGGGTTTTGTTCATAAAGTTCGTTGATGTTCATTCGTATGATCTCCGACCATTGTTGTTGCTCTCAGAGCAGGTAAATCCCTACAGAATGTAGGTCTATTAGTTAAAACGTATTTCCCACGTTTCCGAGCAGGTTCCATGCTCACGGGGAAGCCATGTGACTTGTGCGCCTTCATATGTTCTTAATAGGAATTCGTGCCATTCGTCATATGAGCGAATGTTGATGTGCAGGTCATGGCCTTTGAATCGGCTGGGATAATTAGCTGCCGTAATGAAGATGCACTTCTTGGCAACTCTGCCCAACTCCATCAATGTGCGCTCAGTATCCTCTGGTAATAAATGCTCTAATACATCGAACATTGTTACCAGATCGACACTGTGGTCGGGGCATGGAATAGCCCAAGCATAACCCTTAATAATCTCATTGCCGGTTAAATAATCAACAACCTCCAGCCCTTTCGACTCATAGCCAATGGACTTGGCGTAGGCAACCATCTCACCGCGCCCACAACCTACATCAAGGTGGCTCTGGCAATCCGCACGAGCCTCCAATAGATTGGCTTCGGCATAGGCTTTGCGAGCGTCACCCATCTTGTAGCAGTCCTCTTGATAGGCGACTTGGTATTTTTCAACCTCTGCTTCTTGTGCGCTCAATGTTTAATTGCTCTTGGAGATTGACTTGCGGCCAAAAATAACTGCACACAATTATAAGTCTCTAGATATAATTCAGCTAATTCAACGGGGGTGTATATCTCCGCCAACATCTCAGCGGTCATATCTTCAACGCTTGGTTTATCGTCATCACGGGGAAACAGGTTAGTGAACTTTCTCGGGAGCAATTTATCACCTCGATGTCAGTTGTCAAAAGTTCCTCGGCTAAGATGTCAAAATATCCTCGCAGTGTTTCCCAATTACTGGGGTTTCCCAGCTCTTGTGGGTGACTGCCGAACCAGTGCTTCTTGCCGTTTGTTTCTTGCATATCGTAGCCAAGCAATATAATCTTTTTTGCGCCAAAATGAGCGGCTAACTGTATAGCCTGATAACCCGAATTTCCGCCAGAATATACCTCGTATTTTTTCCTGCCCAACCCAGCTTGACCAATGACGGAAACGGTTTTGAGTTGGTGCTTTGTTATCGCCGCGCAATCTTCACCTGTCGTATGCTCCCACGCCCACTTCTCACCAGCGAACTCCATGCCCTTAATATCAAGATGATGTAAGTCCCACCATTTGCGATCACAGGCATATAACACATTCGCCCACGGAGCCATCAAATAGTTGTCATTGATAGCGATAGTTTTAAAGCCGCGAGTCAGGTTGACATCGGCCTTTGTCAGTGACGGCCCGGAGGCAATGCAAATCCATGTGTCGCTGTTCATCTCACGCTCGTATTGCGGCCCTCTACAAAGCATCTAGCGCACACCAGTACGTTATATCCCTGCTTGATGGCATTGCCTTGAAAGTACGGCTTATATAGCTGGAAAGCGTCACAAGTGCCGTCTATACGACAAACCCATAACTCAATATCATCTTTATCTTGTTTCTGGTGCGGTTTCTTCTTTTCTCCGCCCTTTAATACGATGAATCTTTCCATTATAGACCGGCGGCATCCCAAGCTGTCGACTCTTTGACGCGCAAAGCATCTAAGGTCAATTCATTCCCGCGAACATCGACAAACTTGGATAAAGGTAGTTTTCCGTCCATATATAACTTGGCCTTATTCACCCCTAGCGTTTCATCAATAAATGATCTGTCCTGCGTCCTCAACCAGTCGTTGTAGGATAAATCTGCTGGAACTTGACCATTCATGCTGGCTCTTGTGCCTGTCGGTGCTTCCTGTAAATCAATGCCCAGCTCTTTCCACGATTTAGTCACGAACGTTATTGTCGATCTACAGCGGAAATGAGCCGGAGGTCTTGGCCCTGAGTTTAGTGGATATAGCTTGTTATCCCTAGCCCGACAGATTGGTGATGTTCTACCGTCTAAAGTAGAGACCCATTGCACCTTCTTGATGAACTCACTATTGAGCTTGCCCACCTCGGCCCTTGCCGCATTATGAATATGACTAACTGCTGTTCTCACCACAGCCTGAACATCTCTTTGAGACTTGCCAAAGACACCATCGGCATAGTTAAGGGCTTTCGTGCCTCTAATGCGACGCATGATCTGTTCGGTGGTTTCGCCTTCAATCACACCCATCGTGATTTGATCTTTCATTAGGGCAAGTTCACGAGACTCTAAGCTCTTGACCCAATCTCTCAGCAATCGACCCTGAAACGGCTTTGATACTGTTGCAGCCCTTAATAACTCAGATGATGGAACAATCACGTTCCACTGAATAGGCATAGTCTTTTCGAGCAAAGTTGTTTGGAATCCAGCCTCGTATTTCGACAGGTCAATGGCCTCGTTATACAAGGCTTGTCCCGCTGACTTATAGGCTTCTTTCCGAATTGCTCTAATGCTCTCCAGTAAAGTGGTGAGTCTCTTTGATTGGAACGATGTGATGCCGCCAACCTTGCGAATCTTAGCCATGACATCGTCTTCGGTTTTCATCAACAAAGCTAAAATGCGTTTATTGACTCCGCCGGTGTATCGCTGAAGATAAACAGAGTGACGAATTTCCGCATCTAGGATTTCATCATTCAGCGGCACTATCTATGTCCTCAAAACCTTCTGGGTTTATATTCTCAATCCCTTCTGGAATATCGGCCATCGCATCAGCCGCTATTTCCTCGGCACTTATATCGGTAGGGAAGACACCACGGCGTTGCAGGATTTGAATATAAAGCTCGTGGGAGATTAGCCCGCCCATTTTAGATTCAAGCAAGTCTTTTGCCGACATGAAGTCAGGATTGATTAAGGTAAACTCTGTGAAGATTGATAATTCAGGTTCAATCTTTAAGCCAATCCATTCACCATGAAACACCAACGCCTGTTCTAGTGATGATTTTAGGTTTCCGACCACGGTGTGGAGTTTGGAGTTTCCTTTGAAGTCGGTTGATCGCTGCTCGGTGGCCGTTCTAGTCTCATCAGGCTGAAGTAAGATGGCCCCCAGTGCTTCCATTTGTGATTCGAGGGTTTCGAGGTCTTTTTCCCCTGAAGAAATCGCCTTGCCGGAGTGTTCAACATATTTTAAATCACCATCCCCAGAGTCGGCTGTTATCATTGAATCAGTGGTGAACTTTAATGCGTTACCGTCAGTATCGTGAGTTTGTAGCATCTTCCCAAATAAGAGCGGCACACGGGCAACGTGTAGAATGTTTCTCTGTTCACTGGATGACTGCCAATGCTCAAGATTCTTTTCCATTAA